ATTTGCCTTGTGGTGCAGGTGGTCAAGCATGGCAATGAATTTACTTAATACATCAAGCATAGCTAAAGAAATGCAAACTAAAGTAACAGAACGCATGGGCGATTGGTTTGAAGCAGAGTTTAAAGCGAAGGCTAATAGCGCAAGCCGAAGAACTAGATTAATCAGAAGCCATGGTCATACCTATACTTATGCTAGATACCAAAATACTGGTCAATTGTCAAGTAACTTAAAGCAAGTTAAAAAAGGCGATAAAGTAGTAGTTAATGCAGGTACTAGGGCTAGTTACACCAGCGGTTATCATGGCATGTATTTCTTAGTTGAAAAAAAAGGTATGCAAGACGTTAAAACAACATTGAAAAAAGGCGCTAATTATGCTAATTCAATGAAATTATAGAAAAGAGAAAAAATGAAATTAGATTATAATTCACGTGAGATTTTCTTTGGTAATGAGGCTCTAATCGTAGCTGATATGGCCAAGGGAAGTAACGGAAAACCAATGTTCACTAACCATAAAATTGTAACTGGTTTAGTATCAGTTGGCGAAATGGAAGACCAAGCGGAAACTAATAGCTATCCTGCTGATGACGTACCAGACCATGGAGTTAAAAAAGGCGCTACCTTACTTCAAGGCGAAATGGTATTCATTCAAACAGACCAAGCGCTTAAAGAAGACATTTTAGGTCAACAAAGAACAGCAAATGGCTTGGGTTGGTCTCCTACTGGTAATTGGAAAACAAAATGTGTTCAGTACCTAATTAAAGGGCGCAAACGTGATAAAGTTACAGGGGAATTTATTGACGGTTATCGTGTAGTCGTTTATCCTAAATTGAAACCTACAGCAGAACCAACGAAAGAATCAGAAACAGATTCAGTAGACGGTGTAGACCCTATTCAATGGACTTTGGCAGTACAAGCGACTGATTCAGATATTTATTTGAATGGAGATAAAAAAGTCCCTGCTATTGAGTACGAAATTTGGGGAGACCAAGCAAAAGACTTCGCAAACAAAATGGA